GATGTGAATACCGAACCCTCCCCGAGGTAATCCCTTTTGTTAAAGGGGTTCCAAGGGTGATCGTCCGTTGTAGATCCACTAAGTGAAGCAAGTAACTTCCCGAAAAACCAATCTCGGGGTGTTTTGCTCTTTAGTGCTCGTGCAATACCTGTAATCTCGGACGCATCTTCAGTAAATAAATACTGATTGGTGCGCTCGGGATCAGGAGGACCAACGAAACGCTGGCCTCCTTCACTATCGATCTCGGCTTTTAAATATGCCAGAGTCGATGTGAGCGGTATTCCATGAGTTTGGGACCAAGACCACAGCGCGTTATGCGCATGGAAAAGGTCCGGTAGATCTTGGGGTACACCTTTAAGGTATACTCCACGGACTGGGTAAGCGCGGTACCAATCGGTACCGCAGCTCTCCCTAATTGGTATATCGTCCCAAAAGGACTTTTCCAAGTTAGGAGAGAACCCACTCAATCGGAGCAAGTGTATAAGATCAGGCGCAAGCGCCCGAATTATGGTAAGGTCATCTCCATAAACGGAGATCCTTGCCTCTTTCCACTTAAACCGAGCATTCTTCGCCACTGCAAAGCAGATGGCTCCGAATATGAGTGACTCGATCGCGAAGGTAGTCCCGTTACCCATGCTTGATAGCTTGGAATAACGCTTGACCCTCCCATCAGGATATAGCCCTTTCGGGCTTCTGATTGCACACAGGTATTCATACCATGGTGCAGGGAGCAACATCTTTGCTAAACGCAAAGATATGGTATCCGACGCCATTGACAAGTCAATGGTTGCCGGACTCATCGGAGTGGGATCACATGAGCCAGCTCGCGCCAGCTCTTGATTCCGCCTCTGGTTGTTTAGGTCAATACCCCATCTGTCCTTGAGGCGCTTACGGATAAATCCGTCTACGCCCAATTGCAGATACATATTTAGGGTAGGCTCTATCGCGATGGGCCGGTCTTTCGACCAGTCCTTCGGCACTGTCGTAACTCTGTTACCAGAGATTTCCATCAGGGTATTATCCCAGAATGCCTCCCAGTTGATTATTTGCCAAGGAGCGATCCCGTTCTTCGAACGGTAATCGTTCTCTATGGCTCCTAACCATCTGAGGTCATTACGTATGGTATCGACAGCATACTGCCGTGCACGTTGGGTCACACTATAGGGCCATGCTGAGTACTTATAGTACTTGGCACAGCTTTTCGGTATAACCTGTCCGAACACGCTGCCAGGCCCATGCCTGGCACACAAACATAGTTGATCAGATGTCGGCAGTAGGTCTCCTATGGTTCTGGAAACGAACTCGCGCATCAGAGGTAAGTAATCTGATGAAGCCAGAGTAGTCCACTCTTCCCGATTGAATCTAGAACAGATTCGTTCAGAAAGGAGTGAATTTTCTATAGCCACATCGCGTTTCTCACGTGATGACAAGCCTACGTCGTACTTCTGCACTATGCTGGCCACTAATCTCCTAGCGGCGGCTTCGCAGCCGCTCATGGGAGGATCCGTTAGTCCGATTTTCTTGAGACTATACGGCTCGCACGCTTGCGAAAATGCTGCAAGCGAAGTGGAAACTGCACCCTTAAGTTGGGGTACGTCTCCTCGAGGTAGTAGCCAGGCGAGATCATCAAGTACCCGATGAACGACACGAACGTGCCAGTTCTGTGGAACTCGATGCAATCTAACTTTTCTGTTAGATACTCGCCTGCAGTTCGCCTCGAAAGGCGACCTACTATTACTCCTGTTCGTTTCGGAAAGGAGGGTTGTCTTCATTGACAACCTGACCTTTCTTCGACGTCCGTAAGAAGGGAGAATCGATGATCATTTCGATCACTCTTTTCGCCCATCTCAGGATCAGTAGTAATGGCACCTTCATAACAATTCTCCTTAAGAAGAGAACTTAGATCTGCTAGCTCTTCACAGAGCCTTTCCGCTTTCCAGCGGAGCGTAGATTCTAAGTCTGTCCAGAAAACCAGTTCATCTCGCGATAACAATTCGCGGGAGTCACTGGCGAGGAGGTCTAACACTTCCAGCTGCGAAGCAGCCAGTTGTGATTGAACCAACTCGAGGATAGATGAGAAACGGTTTATTGCACGTTTCATAATTTTACCTCTCTCTTGGTTTATTGTTAACGAAGGGCTCCGTCTTGCACGAATGCAAGCAGAGCGGTTGCCAGGCTCTCAGACCACGCGATGTCAGACGATACGGTGTTATCACCGGTCGTCCAATCCGTGGGATCGTTTACCAGACTCTGAAGAGAATGGATAACGGTTTTGAGATGCGTAGTAGGAGACGCCAATCCCGTAGGCCAGTTTACAGCCCACGTTGCTACGATTGGCGCTACCGCGGTAGTGCCGTCGATGCGGTCTACTTCGATGTCTTTGGTGTACCTGCAAAAGGCACGCCGAACGCCGAAGTCCTGTCCCGAACGCTTAGGATTAGTTCGAATGAATTCGAGTTGGTCCCGCATTTGGTCAGTGTGACTATCTGAATGATAAATCAGTTTGTCATCACCGCTCTTTCCGAAGTACGTATACGTACTTTCGCCAGCATCTATGTCTGTAGGGAACATAATGTTCTCCTTTCTGACAGCTTTTACACTGCCTTATCCCCAACAACGGGGAATTAATGTGGTGCACTATTATGTCTCCGACCTACTTAGGCCGGATATTAAACATGATAGACACCAGGTCAGTCACCTTGGTCCAACTGTTGATTCCGCCGATATTGAACGGAACAACAACTGGGACACGGCTAGCATCGGCTAAAACAGCCCGATGATATACCCTAGCTTGACAACTCGCGTCGTTTAAGCTAAAGGTAACTTCCGGATCTTGCCACATCCGATCGATGTAATAATAGCTACTGTAACCTGTGCATGATGCCTTAACGGCGTCGCGCAGATCAGTTTCGCTAATTACACCCTCGAACATGGCTTGATTCGTCTCGTTGAATGGCAGATCAATTGTCTGCCAGCCACGGTCGAAGCGAGCGGGATCTCGTCCCACTACGCGAAGGAGAGTGCCTAGTTCTACGATCCAATCTAATATCCAAGTGAGACGTGTTGTCTCATAAATCAAGGATGGAAGATTGAGACCGCCAGTCAGCTCATAGAATTTCTTCAAATGAGTATCTGACAAACTAGGACGCACCCCGACACCAGCCCGTAATTCTGGGCGGCCTCGGTATTTAATGCGTAACTGAGAAGTTCCGAAGTAGTTCCAAGCAGTAAATTCGCTTGTAACTTCCCCGGGTAATTTCCCAGTTCCTGATGTATATGAATGTCGTATGCGTTTAAACATACGAGCATACACTTCCATCAGATCTCTTACGTCAAAGTAAATTTGACGCCAACCGTAACGAGCTTCCAGCCAAAGGCTGGCAGCTTTCTTGGCTTGCTTATAGGATTTACCCTTAAGCCGATGATACCGTACCTGTCTGGCATATGCCTCTAGGCGCGGTTTCAAAGACGAAACCAATTCCTTGGTTTTGTGAGCCTCAACGAGTGTTATGGCCAAGTCCATCGAGCCACGGTTCGCTTTCGCGGCCGCTTTAGTATGATAAGAGTCGAGTTCATATTGACACCCGGCAAATACCGTACTAGACGCATTATACACCGTCGATTCCAGATCTTCAGTTAGAAGATCATTCGGCGACGATGCGGCGAGCTTGATGAGGGATGGTAACATCCCGTACACATCAACCCGTAGATACTTCGTATCTACAAGCTGTGGAGTTCCTGGAGCAATCCAGTTCCACTTACAAGCCTTGAAGAACCACGACCTAGCTAAGCTATCCTGATAACCCAACAATATTGCTGGATTATTTAAGATAACGCGCTTGGACATGAGATCAAGGTGATCCTCAGTAACAGTATCGAGTGAAACCCGATATTGAAACTGCAACTGTGAGTCCGCGAAGGTACTCACAGGGGGTAATAGGTGGTAGACAGTGCCCAAAGGGTCACGTCCCCACAACGGTAATCCTGCGGGTTTAACACTTACCCACATGATATCCCGTTCAGAGTCATACGAGGAACCATAATTCGGCCAATAACTTGCTGGCCAAAAGGTATCCGGCGTATAGTACCCTGATATTATAGGATCTGGAATAGTAGTATCGGCGTTTGTGCCGATATAACAGTACTCTTTCCCCGCTCCCCAACCGCTGCCCACATGAATCGGAAGATTCGTGTTGCGAGCAGTACGGAGAGGATCAGGAGAATTGTACAAGCAATTATCTATGACGACGGCACAGCAGTCACCTTGACTTTTGTACCAATCGCCGCAAATGATTGCGCTACTATTTCTCGTACGTTGTGTACTATTGATCATAACGAAGTGCCTCCTGATACATACTCTT